TATACTGCACGATTTGATGCAAGTAGACCAATCTTTATCTGGAACTCATTAAATCTTGTGTAAATAATCTCTTCATTCGCAGAAACAGTTCCGTCCCCGTCTGAAGGGCCAGTCGCAGTAAACACTGTGCCAACATCATTATTTGCCGCGCCATAGTCAGTAAAATCAGTTGACCCAGCAGAAACGATGAAGTAATCGGTATTCGCTATCATTTCGCTTCCGCTGATAACAGCCAATTCACCAGATTCGGTGTATTGGAAAGCATCTACGTCCCCACCAGTCAGATACTCAACGGGAATTTCATATGTAGTGTCTATGAAATTTTCCTTATTTGTGCTAGAAGATACAGCCGTCTTTGATGTTGAAAGCTCAATCCAAGGTAGAGTAGAAATGTCTCTAATGTCGGCATTATTTCTGAATCTAGCCCAGACTTTAACCTGAGTTGATGCTGGTCTATATTCTTGTAATAGAAGTATTAAATCTTCAGCTTTATTTTCATCAGATAATTGAATAACTTTAGAAATGTATTTTGCTTCAAGATTACCGCCACTAGGCAGATTTTCATTTGTATCATCATTGTTGATTTCATTTAGAGAGAAAACGACACCAGCGATAGCCGAATCAACCACAGGGGTTAGATAGGGCGAAGTGCTGCTAAATGTCATATTGATCTTAAATGACTTCTCACCATTTAGAAGACGAACTTCTTCTGATCTTGACAGAACATTGTGAACTTTCTCATATTCATGCTCTTCGTTGAAATCTACCTCAATAGCAGACTTCAATGTAGTACCTTCTGTAGCAATAGTAGAGAACGTTACGTTTGTTTCATTACTTGCGTTTAGATAAGAAGGACGCAGTGTTGCTGTGTTGAAATCATACGTGTCAAATCTTTCAATAGTGAACCCTGGAACAACAGTTGGGTCCGCTATAGCTAATCCTCTAGGCAGTGTGATGGTACCTGTTGGGGCATAAGGGTTAGGAACAGTTGAAGTTGCGCCAGAATATGTTACTGAAATGTCTGTACCATTTAGCACTGATTTATGTCTATTTGGTAGAACTGATCTGATTTTACCATCGACATAAAACTTACCATTTGAGTGAATCACATCAAACTTTTTGTTTACTCTATCAACAATGTCAACTACACCAATACCAAAATCAACAGAAGAGATTGTTCCTGTGTCGCGCACAACAGCAGTGTTAGCCTCGTAAATCGTTGTATTTGAGTTAATGATGAAGTCAAATCCATCTGTGTAAATGTCTGTGCCATCAATTTCTAAGATGGTAGCATTTGCTGAACTTGTACCGTCAACAATTGTGTCGCCTACTTGTAGAGTTGCGCCATTCGTAAGAGCGATATTTAAGATTTCTGTGCCGCGAACAGGTTCACCAGATTCAAAGAATGTTGTGTTGAAGTCCGTGTTAGATGAGAAGAACTCAGCATCTTCTAGAAGATATGTAGCTGTTCCAGTCGCAGGGGAATCTACACTAGCGTTAAACTGCGCTCTATTGAATCTGATTTTCAGATCAATATCAGGTACAATATCCCAGTTCAGGTTATTGTTAGTAGTGTAGAATGTACCGAACTGGCCTCTGTTACTAACTTGATTCCCAGTCGCAACATCATTTTCACCAAGTCTTGAAATCCAGAAATATGAATCTGGGTTCAAACCTTCTGTGTGAATAACAAATGCGTATTGCGTGTCGTTATATAAGAACACTGGTGATTTGAAATTAACTTTAGTTGAATTTGTGATACCGTCAGTTGAGACTTTTAGTCTTTCATCGTCGCGATTCATCCAAACAACGCTATGTGGTACAGTGGTTCTTGTGATTCCTCCAGCGGAGTCCATTTCGCGAATCTCAAACCAAACGCCTAAAGTTGGGTGCAGTGCTGATAGCCAAATATCAACAGAGGTCATGAAGACGCCCTCTACACCTTCACCCTCTTCAACTAAGAATGAGTATGCCGCACAAGAAGGACCAACTTCAAACCAACCAGCAGGCTGAATATTAGTTCTAGTTTGTGTCTTGGTTGTCGTACTGGTTCTGGAAGAGGTTCTAGTGACTGTTCTATTTTCTGTACGCTCTCTTGTTTCAGTAGACAGAGTTCTTGTTGACAAAATCGTATTTTGTTTTTGAACATTTAATCCAGATGCTACAAATGTACCTTTACTATAGCTAGACGCATCTACAGAATTTGTTGAACTATCTGTTACCGTTATTTCCTTTTCTCCGACACGGAATCTTTTGTTGTTGTCAGAAGGTAGTCTCAGAAATGCTAGAACTTCGCCTTTAGCATTTGAGTAGACTTCAGAACCCTCTTGACCAATATTTGAAAGATTCATGTCATAATTTTCGTAACCATCATCGTCATCTTGAGCAGCTTTTACAGAATCAAAATACTGATCAACTGATACAGGTGACACATAATCATTCATATTCTCACCATCAAAGAATATGTGGAACCTAGTATTTGGTTTTAACCCGAATGCGTAAACCCTAATTGATTGTGGTCTGATATAAGGTATAACAGAAACATCTGTGACAAAACTACCAATATCATTGGTATCAGTGTCAACGTTAATTATAGTGTCAACGAGACTTCTTTCTTCTATAACTCTTTCAGTGGTTGTAGTAGAAACAGTCTCATCAATATTTCTTGTAGAAGTAGACGATGTTTGCACAGACCCAGGCTGAATGATGAAAAATCTTCCGCCCCTTGTGGCTCTATCTAATTGAGTTCTTATGTCAGCAGTTAAAGTATTCCCAGCAGCTTGATACGCATTTAATATACTAGATCGTTTAGAGGAAGTCACATTAATATAAGACATCACTTCAGATAGCGTATTAAACGTTTTCAGCAGCTTTTCATTGCCATTAAAAGCTCTATCGCCGAAATCCCGATGATAAACTTTAAAGACGTTTGAAGATGTGCCTGAAATTGCACCTGTTTGAGTATTTTTCCAAGCACCTGTTTGAGTGTTAATAACTCTTGATCTAGAAGTTGAAGATAGGACTTGCTTTGTACCCCATGCGCCGACCTCTGTTGAAACGGTAGCACCGTCACCTAAAGTTGTGTCGTTACCTATATCAAATGATTTATCTACTGTACTGATGTCAGCCCAAGTGTCAATGTCGGGATACACGTTCATGTCACCAACATAACGATAAGAACTTAATTCAATGTTTCTTGTAGAAGTTGCAAATAATTGCTCTTTCATCACAGTTTCGGTGAAAGGAATGTGAATCAAGGCACCAGTTCGCGTTGTACCAGATCCTGTAGTGAAGTTCGTGTCAAACCCTTCAACAGTTACCGCTGGCTGCATAACTTTACTTACTTTATCAACAGCGATATTGAAATCCAAATCACCTAAATCAGAAAGACTGTGATCTACAAATGAGTTTACAAAGACTCCATTTTTAAATCTATCTAATCCATTTTCATCAGGGATTGTTAAATCAAGAGTGTCTTTCTCCAAAAGATTTAGAGAAGTGTAAAACTCTAGATTTTGAATTCTAGTTTTCATTGCAGAAATGTCGGCCATAGTGTGTCTTTTATGGCCAACCACATCTGTTGTAATAGCCTCGTCTAGTTTACCTAGAACTTTAGCGTAGCTATTTGACAATGAAGGATAAGGCGTGACAAAAATGTTCGCAATTCCCATGTAAGTTTCTGGAACTCTTGGAAAGTTTGGATACAAACTTGAACGACCTTTGAAAATTTTAAATTCGCCTTTTGGTGATACTGCCAAAACATCTCTTCTAGCAGTATAGTATGAATAGTCAAACACCAAGTTAGTACCAGGAGTGGGCGCACTAAGACCAGAAACTGGTGCGCTAAATGTTGTTGAATTAGTCGGATTCGTAGGAGCAGTTGCGATGCTTGTTCCTGGAGTTGCTGTCGGTGCTTTCACCGCTCTGAAGTCAATATGATTTCTTCTAATGAAATCCAAGTCCTCAGTTTTTACTGTTGTATCTGATTCAGTAGTGTCGTCAATTGGGTAGGAGTCAACAGAGAAATACGACCCACCCCCAGAAATATCTGGATCAAAATAATCAAATTCAATTAGGAGATGCTCAGTATTAGAAATAGGTGCATTAGATTGAATGTAAGATGTGTTATATGAATAACCAGTGATGTTTGGAACAAGAATAAACTGAGATGTCACATCAGTACCTTGAGTTGATGATGTAATTTCACTAGTGTCTTTTCTAACCGATCTCAACACAAATGCGTCTGATACACCCAGATAAAAGTTGCTTAAATCTGATGCCGTGGATCCATCAATCTTTACATAATGCTTTGCTTTGATAGTCTTTTCAATTTCACCAGCAGACGTTTTCACAACTCTATAAGAAAGTTTGCATGATACAGTAGAAGAAAGCGTTTCGCCTAAGTTAATGGACAATGTAGAAGAAGTAGCTGTTACTGTTCTTACCACGCCAGTTGTATAACCCTTAGAGTTTAGATCAATTATGTCACCTGCGACATATTCTTTAGTCCAATTTTGACCGCTTGCCGTTCCTAGTGCCGCTTCAGTAAGTGTAAGTGACGTATTGCTCTCAATGCTTTCAATGATGTAAAGATTACCACTAATCTTAATTCTATCACCCACATTCAACTTATTGAAGTTTGATCCGACACCTGTTACAATTTTAGAGCCATTTGTTACAGAAACTGAACCGTCACCATCAATGTATCCATTTTGCGTGACAGTTAATAATAGTGTGTCTTTAGCCAGACTACCAAGTGTTCCAGCAGCGTAGATCAAAGACTCGCCAGAACTTAATGATACGATGCCTGTGATTGATCCACCAGTAGTTATACTACCAGATCCCTGTTTGATAAACGTTGTGTTTAATTCGTCGTTATTACTTTCATTTTTGATGCTTCTCACATAGTCGCTACCAGCATAAATCAATCTAGGATTATTTGTCGTGTCATAGATAGTCGCCTGACCATCTTCCAGAACGATGTCAGCAAAGAATGTTGAGTTACCAATACCACGAACATCCGCAAAAGACTTGCCTGAGTTGATGCTAACATCTGCGATGTAAAATCTCATAGTAGCGTCAGGTGATCCTAGCTTACCATCTTTTCTTAGATATGAGACTAGTCTAGCTGTACCAATTGCATTACCATTTGGTGTGGCTGAGTGAATGACTTCATTTGTAATTCTAGCTTCCGCCAAATCATATAGTGTCACTTCTACGTAATTGTCTGGGTCAGGAATACCCATAATCTCATTTACGATTACATGCGGGCCTGATGGCACGAAAGAATAGTTTTCGTTTACGAATGTGAAATCAGTCGCCTTGTCACCTTCAATTGCTCTTGTTGCAACAGTCTCAACTTCGTAACCTTTAACGTATGCTAAACCCTTTTCAAGCTCCACAACATACTTTGAGGAGTCACCACCTTCAGCTTCGGTATACTTGCCACCGTTCGTACCTGTGTTTAAATGTTCGCGAGTGTTCATTGTCCAACCACGAACAATGTAGTCTCCAGATTCATTATAAGTTCTTCTTGCGAGTTCCTCTGCTACTTGATTGTAAAGAGTTTTCTCATTTTTTTCAAAAACTTCACCGTTTCTCAATTCAAGTAAAAGAAAGTTGTTATCATCTTCAAGATCGACATCAAGATCGGAGACATTTAGCGTTAGTTCACATCTTAGTCTATCCGCACCAGGTGCGTTAAAGTTATTGAATCCTTGAGCATTGTCCAATAGTGATGTGTCAGCATTGGAGTCAACAGTAGAGAATGTTGCTTTAAAATAAACTTTCTTGTTTGCGCTTGCATTAAATGGATCAATGGCAATTTTCTGCGAATCAAACTTTACAAAGAAACCTCTTACGTAAAGAACGCCTTCAGAAATACCAAAGATTGACCCAGTGCCAGCAGTATTCAATGCGGATGTTGGCATACTGCCAGTTATAGATGTAGTAGTCGTATAGTTAATAGTTTCGTTTGTAAACTCTGTAACAATTTCACTATTATTAGAATCAGTGTAGTTGATGAAAAGAACTGTAACACCGATTTCAGTTGGATCAGCTTCGGCATGAATAACTTTAGCCCTTAGGCCAGTGACAGTACCTACTAATTCAGCACCTATTAGATTTGGCAATTCACCAATGTTTGTTTGGATGCGAACATAGTCTACTGGGTCTTGTGGATCAAACTTACCACCAAGAACACGAGAACCGTTCTTAAAGACGTGATCACCAAATCTTTCAATCTGTTTTTGTAGAATAGTCTGAAGCTGGGTTAGTTCTCTAGCTTGAACAGCTTGACTAGGCTTAAATAGAATACGATGAAAGTTCTTGTCTTCATTGTAGTCATCAAAGTATGGTGATACATTAAAATCTAGTTCTTGACTCATTTTAGCCCCTTAAAATCCTATTACTATTTTGATGCGCTCTATGCTTTCTGGCGATCTTACTATTGGGTTTACGTTCTGCACATACAGAATTGTCTCTGATCCTAATATCATATCAGGCTGACTTATGCTATTTATAAGCGCTCTAGTACCTGTTGTCTGCCCAATTATAGTTTTTCCAGTACTAAAAGAACCTTTAGTGTTTATCAAATTGACTGTACCATTTTCTGATGAATATACGTAACCTTCAGCATTTGTTCCCGATTCAATCACTCTTTCGTCGTTATCAAATGCACTTTGAAAGGTGTAAGTAACACCTAAATTTAAAGTTTGATCAAACACATCATTATTGTTTTCTAAATTAGCCACATCAAATGACGTGTTAGCAATAACAACTGTTTCAAGCGGATCAAAAATACCAGAAGTCTCTTCTAGTTCTATTTTAGTGTTGACTGAATCAATAGATAAAACTTTACCACTTGCACCAGAGTTTGCTTGAAGTACAGAATCACCAACATTGATACCAGACACATTATTCAAATCTATTGTAATGTTATTCAATAGAGGATTTTTTAATACACCAATTACCCTGAAATCGTTATTGGCACTTGGCGCTTCATCACCTGCAAAATTAATTGAGAACCCTACATTCTTAGCAAACAACTCTTTCTGAGGATCTGATCCATGTCCATTCTTAGGTAGAACGATTGCTCTTGCTGTGGCTTTTGTATATCCAGTTTCAACATACGTTTCATTTGTTTCTATAGATACGTTAGCGTACAAATATCCACTACCAGATTCTATAATTTCAACTCTATCTATAAACGTAGACTCTTCATTAACAATTGCTCTTGCTCTAAATCCAGTTCCGTTACCATTAACAACTACGTTAGGTGAAATGATAAATGTGTCTCCAGCCACAGGTGTTGTTGTGAATGCTTCGTCAACAAGAACAAACTTGAAGTTGCCCTCAATACCATAGTCAATGATTTTTCTTAGTTGCCCTGCACCTGTACCAGAATCAATATAGACAGCATTGTTGACATAATAATCTGCTGTTGGGTTGAGAAGTTCATCACCTTGAACGTAAAACTTTCTCGTGTTACCGCCAATATTTGTCTGTACAATAATTCCAGATGCTGTTTGGTTATAACCAAATCCACTCTCGTTTATTTCAACATAGTCAATTGTACCAGCGACGGCATTGTTAACCACGTCTGAGTCAACTAGAAATGGAAAGTATTCAGTAGTAGCAAATTTTGCGTAAGTTGCGGTCGAAATTTTGTACATAAACTTCCACACATAATTGTCAGATGTTTGATAAAATTCATCTGATGCTGAAGTTTCCGAAATTAATGGTTGCACTGTTGACGGAGAACTGTTATAATTGTTTATACACTTGAAAACACCATAGTCTTCGCCCTCTTGAGAAACTACATAGAAGTCTCTAGTATCTAAACTACCATCGCTATCGTCATATGCGTAGTAAACAGTATTGGCTACCCATGGTTTATTTTTGATCATTAAAGATACGTCACTATCAGTGACATATTTTCCAAATATCATATGATTAGTTAGAATGTATTCCAACTGTTGATCACTGTTAGATGGATCTGGTGGCGACAATCCATCTCCACCATCATATTCTAAAGTTTTTCCAGCGAACACGTAATAGTCATTCGCATTCACATCTTCTACCAACTTGTTGGCTAACATATTTCTGAAATTGGTTGTAACGATCTGAGTCAAAGCAAGCCTCTTGTGATAAATTTATTTAATGTATTTATGTAACTAATAGTTATTAGATATTTTCTTCTATCAAAGAATTCACCCAGTCTGCATCCAGTATTTTCAGAATCTCGTCATAAGTATATTCTTGACTCTTATCTTCAATTGCAGCAACACTTTCTGGCATATCGCCTTCGTATTTAATAAGTGTTTTTGTTTCGTCTACACTGTATCTACAAGTACTTGCTGATGTTTCTAATACTTCTGAGAAATTAATATTATTAATTTTTGACGCCGGTATAATTACAAATCTTCTATTTTTAAATATCATATCGTCCTCTTATTGAGTCAAACGCTTCTTGAACTTCTGTATTTGAAAGCGCTCGGTTATATAGTTTTACAGAACTTATATTCATATCTTGATAATTGGCAGCAGACCACCTGCCTATGGTAACCGTTTTATTAGATGTGTCCCTTAAATTTCCAGAAAATGTGGTGTTATCGTCTATTCGTAAAATACCATCAACGTAAACTCTTGCATTTGTTCCATCGTATGTTTGTACAATATGATGCCATTCGTTATCCGCGATATTTGTATCTAAAGTTTTTGAAGCAGTTCGTTCTTCTGTACCAAAATAGAACTTACTACTATTTTCTTCCAATGTATGCGCAGCAATAAACGCATAATTATTACCACCATATGAAATCATACCGCTGGCCCTTTCATTCGCAGCACTTTTCACCCAAAAATCTAAAGTGAAATCTTTAACTAGTAGAGTTTCTATGTCAACATTTGCGGAATCGTTAATTCCATCAAAAACTAAACTTCCTCTGTTATCGCTAGA